ATTATTATGTCAGTGGTAGAAATGGAGTAGAGAAACGTACAACGAATTATGTAATTGGTTTAGACTTCTGGTTAATTGGGGTAAATACATCAGATGTAAGATTTGATGCTACAGATTTATTAAAAAGTATTTATAGTTATCATGGGGTATCGTATGAGGTAGATAGGACTTTTGATGCAAAAGACAAAAATGGAGATAATTACATTTATGAGTATACAGAATTTACTGCTCGTAGTGTATTGATTGAGTTTAGAAATAATGCAGTAATTCACAATAATAAAATTTATTTCTTAACTGGTAGTATAAACGGTTTAAGAAACAAATTGAGAATGTATGTTGTGTCATTTGATGGTAGTTTCATTTACAATGATATAACTTGTACTGATGTTTTAGTGAATATGTTATTTGGTTCTTCAACTCTAGTTGGTAGTGTAGACTCCAATATGGGTGTAACATTTACAAAGTTCTTCGATAATTTAGTATTAGTATCTAAGGATGGTACAAATGGTTATAAATGTTTCTTTGTAAATGATGATGGTAGTATAGATGACTATCCTTTCACTGTATTTCCTGACAATGTAAGTTATTATGGGTATGACCTTTATAAGAATGATTTATGGTTAAAAGAACCTTGGTGTTCTTTCAAGTTTGCAGGTAATGGTTATTTTAACTCAATAGAGATGTGGTCTACTTACCTAGCTACTATAAACAATCAAGTGAGTGGTTTAGTAAAGACTAGTGACCAAACTATGAAAATAACTTATACATTGACTCAGTCCTAATTTGGAGGTGATATCATGGGTTTAGTTGGTAAGACTACAATAAAATTATTTGATGCAAAAACTGGAGAGTTATCTGATATAGTTGAGAGTAATAATATGGTAACGAATGCAGTGTCAAATATATTTAACGGTGCTTTAAATGCATTAGCAGTGTCAGATAATAGTATACTAGGAACACGTAATAGTTTAAATTGTTTATTTGATATACCAGATGGTTATAATTTTGCTAAGACGTTTTTTGGAGGATTACTTGTATTCTCAAGTGCTATTGAGGAAAATGTAGACCATATAATACCTACAGTAGATGAGATGAAAACATTTATTGGTTGCGGTAATCAAGGTAGTAGTATAACAAACAATCAATTTAAAGGTAACTTTAACTCAAGTGAATCAATAGTAGGCGATAACTATGTGACTTTTGTATGGGATTTCACTACAGAGCAGTGTAATGGTGATATTGCTAGTATTTGTTTGACCTCTGATGTTGGTGGCAGCTTGGGGTATGCTTTTGGTGCTGTGGATGCAACCTATCCAGGTGTTTTAAATTATATACAGAGTAATATGTGGGAATTTACTAACTCTGCCGATTATTCTTCTTCGTATGTACATAATCCAATGATGAGGTCAAGCTTTACTGATAGTAATGACCATGGAAGTTTTATTTATGGTAATAATTACTATTATGTATTCGAAAACAAAGTATATAGATACAATATATCAAGATTACTTAACTGTATAGGAACAAATATATTAGAGAGTTTTAATTACGGTGCAATTTCAACTTACGATGAGATTATAACACTAGATAACTATGAAGTTGGTATATTTCTAACAACAGATGATGATAAAGTATATGAACTAAATATAAATCAGTCAAGTTATTCAACTTTAACATTATTGAAAGTTTATTACAATAATGGGGTAGTGTCAGAAACTGTTAGTATACCTACAACAAATATTTTATCATCATTATACTCGTATCATGGTAACACAAGTCGTATACGGCAGGTTTTGAAAGATTATAGCCATAATGCTGTAATACATAATGATAAGATTTATTTCTTAACTGGTAGAGTAAATAACTCAGACTTACTAGCAAAGCCAAATAAACTTAGGATGTATGTATTATCTTTTGATGGTAGTTTTACTTATAAGGATATTGATTGCACAGATGTTATTGTATCTATGTTGTTTGGAACTTCTCCTAAGGGGGGTGGTGTAGACGCCCATATGGGTGTAAAATTCATAAAAATGTTTGATAACTTATTTTTGGTATCAAGTGATGGTACAAATGGATATAAGTATTTTATGGTTAATGATGATGGTAGTATATCAAGTTATCCTTTTACAGTTTGTGTGGATAATTTAGCGTATTATGGTATGGAGTTATATAAAAACTCTTTATGGCTTAAAGAACCTTGGTGTTCTTTCAAGTTTGTAGGTGATGGATTCTTTAATTCAATTGAGTTATGGAATACTTATTTAGCAACGATTAACAATCAGGAAACAGTCTTAACCAAGACACCAGATAAGACTATGAAAATTATATACACTTTGTCACAGGCATAGGATAGGAGGTTTTATTATGGAAAAGTATCTTTTAGTCTTCAAAACAATAATAACTGGAGTAGCATCAGTTATAATTTCTTATTTAGGTGGTTATGACCAGATTTTATCTTTGTTAGTAGCATTAATTTTAGCTGATTTATTAACTGGAATTATATATGCTATTATGCAGAAGAAATTAAGTTCTACAGAGTTGAGAAATGGTCTTATGCGTAAGTTACTTGTATTTCTTGCAATATTTATAGCTTATAAGGTAGACTTGTGTATAATCGAAATGAATGGTTCTTCTATAACCTTATGGGGTATGACAATTAGTATAAGAACATTGTTTATTGTTTACTCATGTTTAGAGGAGGGTATTAGTTTATTAGAAAATTTAGCAAATATTGGTGTACCGTTTCCAAATTGGTTAAAAGATGTATTAGTTCAAGTATCTGCTTGTGTGAATAAATCAACACCAAAGGAGATTTTATCTTGGATTAAGAAAGTATTCAACATAGATATAAAATCATCTACTAAAGATTCTGAAAATACAAATGAAGATAAGAATAATGAAACTAGTGATTTAAAATAATTATTTTTCAAGATTGTATTGACTTATTAGGTTTTTAGTGTTATAATATAAACGTAGTCGGAACTTGCTTTCTGATGTTGTCATGTCCTCCTGATATGATATATTACGATTAAGGGCTGTGTTACTTTAGCGTAGCATGGCTCTTTTTCTATGTAAAAATATGTTTTATAATGTTTATTTCTAGCATATTGAGATGAACTTATATTGTTTATAAATGAATTGAAAAATATAAATTATTATGTTTTTGATGTTTATTTCTAGTATCTTAAGATGAATTTATATTATTTATAAACGTACAGGAAGTAAAATTTCCATTGATGATAAGATGATTGCTCTTTACAATGTGTTTTTCTGTATGGTTGATACAAATTTATATTTTATATAAAGTTGTAGGAAGTAAAATTTCCATTGATAATAAGATGATTGCTCTTTACAATGTGTTTTCTAGCAACTTAATATAAAATTATATTAGTAAATGAACAAAACAAATTTCAGGAGGTATTTATTATGAAGAAAATGATTGATATGTATGCAGAATGTGATGGTATTATTTCTGAGGTAGCAGATACTTACGGTCTTAGATGTTATTGGGGTAGTCAGCGAAGAATGCTTGGTGATACTATTAATGATTCATTATCTATATTGAGGGAGATTAATGTAGATGATTTTAAAGTTATCTTAAGTATTCAAGTTTCATTTTATAATGATACTTTAATGAATAAAACAGTTTCTGTTTTAGCTGATGATTGTACTGATATGAGACTTGTGAATAAGGATAGAGTTATCTTTGAGGTAGAGAATTATATAGATATGATTACAGATTGTATGCATGAGAGTTTCGAGTATCTTTATCAAAATTTGGTATATGCATCATTAGAACTTGTTGGATATGTTGAGGACAAGGATTTAGGTAAAGGTGTAAACTTAGCAGTAGTACCAGATTATATGTAATCTGAGTTTTACAATAGCAATTTTAAGGTGTTACTTTATAACTTTAATATGAAATTATATTAATAAACAAATTAAAGGAGGTTATTATTATGTTAGGTAGGATTATTAGATTTATCAAGAAATGGTGGTTTGTCATTTGTATAGCATTAGTAGTTTTATTAGCTATATTTTGGGATATAATTTATAGCTATTTGTCTAGTGAGTTAAATAGTGCTGTAGTTGATTTTATTAATAATTTATTTTAGGAGGTTTGTATCATGTTAACATTAAAGGGAAAAGTAGAGTTAGTTTCAAGTTCTTTAAGTTCTATTGGCGAAACTTACAAAGAAGAGAGTTTTTTGAAGGCAAAGTATGACACAATGAGAAATAAAGTATTAGATGAAGATTTATTCTTCTCAGATTCTGTGTCTGAAGTGTATTCAAGTATGAGAGCACTTGATAATATAACAGAAGATTATATCAAGTTACTTGAGAAAGAAATAGCAGACTTAAAAGATTTAGTAGTAGGTTTTGGGGTAGGTTCAATTCAGCATAATGCAGAGTTGATGCAAGATTTAGTAAGTGGTAACATGTAATTTTATTATTATATATTTAGGAGGTCTTTATTATGAGCAAGAGATATTTAGGTTCAACAATGAAAGTTTTAGGTGCTATTGATGCAGGTGCAAAGAGATTTTACAACTCTTTTGGAGAATTCGATTTTGCTACTTTTGAAATGAATGGGGTAGCTTACAAGATGATTTCTTCTGGTGATTTGTTTAAGATGGAAGATAATGATACTGATTGGATTGAAGTTAAGCCTAGATGGTGTAAGAAGGGTATTTATCCAGAGGTTACTATTAGTGGTGTTCCTATTAAGTCTTATACGTTAGCTTTAACATTAGCTGATGTTGACTTTTATACAAACTACATGAGTGACTCAAATTTGGTAGTAAATCATACTGTTGAGGGTAAGGATAAAGTTTATGATGGGTATAAATGCTTCAGTTGTCCTTTAAGAAGTGTATCTTACAACCCTAAGTATTTAGAGTTAGTAACTGTATCTCAGAATAACAAACATGGTGCATTTGTTTCAAAATATGGTTTAAATGGGGTATTCGTATCTGCAAAGGATGTTGATGTCTTATTAAATTTTGTATTAGACCCATGTAGATTTGATGTTGATATGCAGGATGTAATCATAGATTACAATAAAAGAATTGTAGTTGACTTCTACAAAAATAGAGGTTATAAATTTGATTTATTACTTACAGTATAGGAGATGATTGTATGCTTTTAAGAAGTTTTAGCTTTGGCTCTTACATGGGGGTAAATGAATTACCTGCAGAGATATTAGAGTTATTTAATTCGTTAATTGAATGCCCAGATAAGAAGATTGAATTTGCTAGTGAGATTATTCAAGCAGCATTACAAGGTAAAATAAAGTTAGATGGCTCATTTAATATTGATGCTTATGAGGCTGCTATAAAGAAGAATAATTTCTTAGTAAAAGAGGGCGAGAGAAAGAAAAAGTTGCATTTAGATGATGGTAGTTTTGATGATGATTTCACTGAAACAATGCGTAACGGTTGTGTAAAAACTGAATATCTATCCTATGACTCTATGAGTTGTACAGACGAGATGAAAGATGCTTTTGAAGAGTTACTAAATGGAGAAGAACTTGATTATGCAGTTTCAGCAATAAAGTCATTAAATGATAAAGTGATAATAGAATATGGGGTAGATTTAATCTGTGCTGTGAGACAAGCTATTAGAGGTTTCCCTCAGGCTATTGGGGTAGTAAAAAATTTATGTTTAGAGTGTAAGTATATATCAGATTTAGTTGAAATTGTATTGAGTTCTGGTAAAGAATTTAATGTTTTGTTTAATTAACTATATAATAGACATATCATTTATAAATGATATGTCTATTATTTTTAAGACTAGAATAATTTTTATAATATTTTTTAAAAGTTAAGATTTAGAGTAAGATGAAATATATATAATTGAGGATAGAGATAAAGGTAAATGGTGTAACTACAAGATTAAGTAAATAATCAAGTTGATAGCTGATTTATCTTACAGTAGTTGTAATGAATAGAAAGTGAGGTTAAGAATATGAATTTAGTTGAGAGTATATTAACTAAAAACCCATGTTACACTTGTGGTAGAACAATAACGGTTAAGGGTTTAACATTACATAGTGTAGGTTGCCCTCAGCCAAAGGCTAGTGTATTTGTAAATAACTGGAATAGTGCGAGTTATAACAGAGCGTGTGTTCATGCATTCATTGATGGTATAACTGGTGATGTATACCAGACACTTCCTTGGAATAGACGAGGTTGGCATGTAGGTAGTGGTTCTAAAGGCTCATATAATAATTCTCATATTGGAGTAGAGATGTGTGAACCAGATTGTATAAAGTATACTGGTGGTAGCTCTTTTACTTGTTCAGATAAAACTAGGGCAGTAGAGATTGCTAAACGTACTTATAATTCAGCGGTTGAATTATTTGCTTTCCTATGTAAGAAATACAATCTAGACCCATTAGCTGATGGTGTTATTGTATCTCATAAAGAGGCTGGTGCTAGGGGGTATGGCTCAAATCATGGTGACCCAGAGCATTTATGGAAAGGTTTAGGGTTACCGTATACAATGAATACCTTTAGAAAGGCAGTTGCAGAGTTAGTAAACAAATCATCAGATAATTCTAGCAATCCAAGTAGCACTACAAGTAAGTCACAGATATATCGTGTTAGAAAATCTTGGTCAGATAGTAAGTCACAGATTGGTGCTTATTCTGTATTAGATAATGCTAAGAAGGTTTGTAAAGATGGTTATTATGTATTTGATGCATCTGGTAATATTGTATATCCTATAACATCTAGTTCATCTTCAAACACAAGTAATTCATCTGAATTATATCGTGTTAGAAAATCTTGGGGTAGTGCATCTTCTCAGATTGGTGCTTATAAAAACTTAGAGAATGCCAAGAAGGCTTGTAAGATGGGGTATTCAGTATATGATAGTAAGGGCAATGTAGTATATACAGCTAAAAAGAATACAAAGTTATCTATAACTGAAGTAGCCAAGAAAGTAATTGCTGGAGAATACGGCAATGGAGACGCAAGAAAGAAGAAATTAGAAGCCAATGGCTATAATTATTCTGAGGTTCAAGCAGAGGTAAACAGATTATTAAAGTAGTTGTCTTTGTTATAGTACAATAAGTTATATAGGTAGTATGTTTATCACTGGAGATAATTGCGAAATATTGCAGTTATCTCCATTTTTAGTATTTAGGAGGTTTTATTATGTTTTCATCTGAAGTTCAAAACTATTTAGCGTCTAAAGGTTATAAATTAACTTTGAAAGAGTATCAAGATATAATTGATGAAAGTCCACAGATTACTGGTATTAAACTTGAACAGTTATTTGATTTTTACTTCAAAGTTGCAGTATCTACGAGTGATAGCTATAATTGGGGTATCTACGTTTTGAATTATGACCAAGATGACTCAATGTTACAGCATATACATTATTGATATTTTTATTGAGATGTCCTAATTGTAGTAATATTTGGTATTAAGTGATATTAAATTTAATATTTTATATTACCTATAGTTTGTATGCTAATTAGTTTAATATAAATGGAGGGTAAAATTATGGACATTATGATGAGTTTAGCGAAAACGCATCTTAAAAGTTTGGTAACAAAAGATGACTTAAACAATCTTTTAAGTAAACTTTTACTGAGTGATAATGAATATACTGTATTGAAGATGGTATATTTAGACAATAGAAATCTTGGTGATGTAGCAGACTTCTTGGGGTATTCTATTCAGAATGTGAAGATTATACATCGCAAAGCTTTATTAAAAGTAGGTAGTTTTATTCATAAGTCTACTGATTTGTAGTTTATAGGTATTAGTATACAAAATGGTACAGTGAGTTATAACACAGTTAGTCTTTTATTAGACTTTCTGTGTTATTTTTATTTAACGAAGATGTATATTTCGAGTATTCTTGGGGTAGACCACTTTCTTCAGAAAGTATGTTATATTATAATTACAAACAGGAAGTGAGGTGTAAAAATAGCAATGTTTAATAATTACGGTCAATTTCCGACATATTCTGCCATATCTTCATATGGGCAAATAGCTGGTCAGATGAACCAGCAACCACAAAACAATTATTATCAAAATTTTCAACCTCAAAACCAAAATACTAGTCAACAAACCAACATAACATTTGTAAATGGTATTGAAGGTGCTAAGGCTTATCAAATGAGTCCAAATTCTAGTGCTTTGTTAATGGATTCTGACAATTCTAAGTTTTATGTAAAAACGACAGATAGTTTAGGTGTTGCGAAGATTTCTAGTTACTCTTTCACAGAGGACGAAAATTTAGCTGGTCAAAATCAAGGACAGCAGAATACTGCGAATACAGACCAACTAAGTAAAGAGGATTTTGATAATCTTTTATTAAAAGTATCCGAGTTAGAAACTAAGATAAACGAACTATCAGCTAAGTTAGCTGAAGTATTATAGTAATTTAGGAGGTATGATTATGGCAAATCCATTATTATAAACTCTTGGGGTATGCTATAATGTATACCCCTTTCTTTATAAGATTGGAGGAATAATAATATGTTACAAATGTATACTGAGGTAGCTGGTGGTAGAAATGTTGAAGAGGACTCAGCTATCGTATTTGATAATAAGACAATTCAAACAGGTTGCACAGCTACTGCAAATACACCATCAAACACTATCACTTTGCATAAAGCAGGTTTTTATAGGATTGATTTCAATGCAATAGTATCTAATAATGAAGCTAGTAATGAGTTGATTGGTATAATCATGGAGAGAAATGGGGTAGAGGTGAACGATGCACAAACTGGTGCAACATCTAGTTCTACTTCTGATGTAAAGGCTTTATCTTTCTCAACATTAGTTAGAGTTAGACCTAATTGTGAGGCTGTAGACAATACTACAAGATTACAATTTAAAGTAATTGGTTCTGATGCATTGGTTTATTTTGCAAATGTAGTAGTTACTAAGATTGCATAGTAATGGAGGTATTTATATGCATAAATTACATGAATGTGTTACTAAAGAAATCAATGATATTGTAGAGCATGGTATTTCTACTTCAAATTTAAAAATCTTAGGTGAGTTAGTAGATATTCGTAAAGATATTGAGGAAATGTGGCATTGGAGAGTTGAAAGTGGTGATATCGAGGTATCAGGTCATCATTCAACTCATGGGGTATCCACATCCATCGATGATTTGATGGTTGATGTTAAGTATCTTAATGAAAAGATGAAAACCACTGACTCAGTTGATTTAACAAACAAATTTAAAGATGACATTAAAAAGCTTATGGTGTATGCTGAAAAAATCAAATGTATTACTGAAGAAGTAAAGATTGATTCTGAAACTATGACAAAGTTTAAAAATTTGTTTAAGTATTAGAGATGTGATAGATAATTGTATTATAAGATAGGTAGAGTTTATTTCAAACTATTTTGGGGTATCTCTACCTATTTTTCTTTTTACTTAATATAAACGTATAGTAATGATATTTTAGATAATATGGATTATAAAAGTTAAGTAAAGTGTTAAAAAGTAATCAAAAAGTTCAAGATTATTTTGTGAGATTACAAAATAGTTGAGATTTGTCATTGTTTTGTTTTCTACAATAAAGTATTTTATGAGATGTTACTTTTATTATATAATCTCGTTATAATTATTGTTAAAAATCTCTTGACTTGATGTAATACTTAGTGTATAATCAAGTAAAAGGCAGATTACTTTTTAAATGACTTTTCGATATATTTTATATATATATTGTATTACTTTTTACCTATTTTTATATCAAAAAGTAGTAAAAAGTTACAACTTTTTTAGACTAAATCAATTTATATTTAAGGTGGTGTTTTTATGGATGTATTAAGAAATGCAAGAATGGAAAAATTCTGTCAGATTATTGCATTAGAGGACTGTGATGCATCTGATGCAGCATTTAGAGCAGGTTATGGGGTAGACCAGCACCCTACAAAAGACCAGTATCATACAAATATTGCTAGTAGGTTATTAAAACGTGAAGATGTTACTTTGCGTATCAATACTATTCGTCAGCAAAATGCTGATAAGGATAATGCTTTTACACAATCACTTATAAATAATCTTAAACGTATTATCAATTTTGATACTGCACAGTATTTACAATCTAGTAATGTTACATTGCCAAATGGTCGTACTGTTACAGATTATTATTTAGCTAAACCAATCCATAATTGGAGTCCAGCAGATAGAGCATTAATGTGCAATGGTTTTGACTCTCAGGGTAGACCTCGTTTTATTGATAAACAGTGGGCATGGGAAAAATTATTAAAGATTTATAACTTAGATGGAAAATCTTCGGTAGATATTGAGGATATGTTGAGTTTGTTTGCAGGTGCAGGTTTACCAGTAGGTAACCCAAATAATGGGGTATCAGGTCACTCAAAAAACGCTGATTTAAATAGTATCAATCAAAGTATTGATGATGAATTGGAAGATGAAGATGATTTAGATGAGGAATAGGTGATATTATGGGATATTCCAATCAAATTATTTTAAAACCTTTTAGTGATAGTTATATTGCTTATTATACCAGATGTTTTAATAATCAAATTAACTGTTTAGAGGGTGCATATCGTGCAGGTAAATCAGTTATAAACATTTACTCATTTGCAAATTATTTAGATTATTGTATTGATAAAATCCACCTTGTTACGGGGTATTCAGCTACAACTGCTCGTACTAATGTATCTGACTGTAATGGTCTAGGTTTAAAATATATTTTTAGAGGTAGATGTAAAACTGGTAAATATGAGGGTAACGAATGTCTACGTATAAAATCAAAACGAGGAGAGAAAATAGTTCTCTTTATTGGTGGTGGACAATCTGATAGTTATAAGAAAATACAAGGTTTGTCTTTCGGTTCTTGGTTGTCTGTCGAATTGGCGAACTTGTATATTTCCAATGATGAAAAGTGTTTTATTGATATGGCATTGTCACGATTAACACAATCTAACGATATTAAAGTATGGTGGGATTTAAACCCAGTTCACTCAAAGCATAAGGTATATACTAAGTATCTTGATGTGTATGAATCCCGCCAGAAAGACGGTAAATTTTATGGTGGGTATAATTATATGAAGTGTAGTTTGTTTGACAATACTGCTTTGACACCAGAACAGCAATTAAGTTTCTTATCAAAGTATCCAGATAAAAACTCTATGGAGTATCAGCGTTATGTGTTAGGCAATAGAGCTTGTGCTGAAGGTTTGATATTTGGTAGTTTCGCTAAAGATAAAACACCTTGGGTAGTAAATGATTTGAATAAGTTTTGTCAAGGTATTCAAAAACAGTTCATATCAATTGGGGTAGACTTTGGTGGTAATGGTTCTAACACTACTTTTGTAGCTACTTTATTTTACAATAACTATCATGGGGTATGTATTATAGCAGATGACTTATTAGAGATGTCAGGTGGTGAGTCTGATGCTAAAGATTTCCATGATAGGTTTAAATCGTTCATAGAGTATGTAATGTCACTTGGGGTATCCAATATACGCTATGCTTGGGGTGATTGTGCAGACCCAGTTATGGTAAATGAAATGCGTAATGTAATTAAAGAGTTGAAATTAGCAAATCAAGTTAGAGTATTAGATTGTAAGAAACATACAATAAAGAAAAGAATAGATACAAAGAAAGTTATGATAGCCTTAAAACGTTGGTTTGTATACGAAAAGGCTACTCATGTTATTGATAGCACAGAAACCCAAGTATGGGACAGTAGAGAAGGACATGAAGATGAACGTCTTGATAATGGTTCTGTTGATATTGATACTGCTGATGCTGAAGAGTATAGTTGGTCAGGTTTTATTGATAAAATTATATCTTTCTTATAGGTGGTGATATTATGAAAAAGTGTAGTGACAATGATTGTTGTTCAAGTTGTTACAGGAAAGATAATTGTGTAGGTAGAGATTGGTTTTGTAAATCTTGTCAAAAACCTAGAGATAAATGTTCTTTTGCCAATAAAAATAAAGGTTCAAAGAAAAAGGAGGGTTAAAAATGGATTATGGTTCACTTATAAAGTATATTGGTTCAAGATTTAGTAACTGTTATAGTAATGTAAATTATTATAACAATATTGGGGTATGGCTAGAATGGTATAAAGGTTATGTTAAATCTTTCCATCATGTTAAAGTATCCAATGGATTAACAACTCCAAATAGAGATGTTTATGCTTTGAAGATGGCTAAAAGAGTTTGTGAGGATTGGGCATCTTCTATGTTAAATGAAGATGTTAAAATTGTTATTAGCTCGTCTAATAATAAGAGTAGTGTTTTTGTTCAAGGTTCTAAGGGTGATGGTGGTGTTCTAGGTTCCAATAATTTTGGTGATTTATTATCACAAACTCTTGAACAGATGTTTGCTTTAGGGACAGCAGCGTTTATTATTGATTTAGATAATATTGCTGTAGATGATAGTGGTAATATTGTTGATGGTTCTAAAGCAAGTATCAAGATTAAAGGTGTTAATGCTACACGTATTATTCCAATTTCGTATACTAATGGGGTAGTGTCTGAGGCTTCTTTCGTTTCAGAAATGACTATAAAGAATAAGACTTATTATATAGTGAGCACTCATGTTAAAGAAGAAGATGGATATGTGATTTACAATGATTTACTTGATAGTAGCTTCAAAACTTCAAGTTTAAATATAAATCTTCTACCTATTATCAGAACAAAGAGTTCAAAACCACTTTTTTACATCATTAAAACCAATATTGCAAATAATATTGATTTGGATAGTCCTATGGGGATATCTATCTATGGTAATGCTATTGATAATGTAAAGGGTTGTGATGTAGCATATGATAGTTGTTTAAGAGAGGTAGAAACTGGTCAGCGTATTGTAATGATGAATAAATGTCTTTTAACTACCGATGAAGAGGGTAAACCTATTGCACCTCAAGATGTTAAACAGACTTATATGCAATTCTTTGGTGATGATGCTCGATCTGATGTATCAGAGTTTATAAAGGAATTTCACCCTAGTTTGAATACAGATGCACTAGATAAAGAATTACAGAACCAGTTGAATATGTTAAGTAATAAAGTTGGTCTTGGTACAAATTATTATAAGTTCGATAGTTCTTCTGGTGCTGTGACAGCTACAGAGTATGTTGGTGAGAGAAATGACTTTATGCGTAATGCAGTAAAGATTTCAAAGTCATTACGTTCTGCATTACATAATTTGGTGTTAGGTATCTTATTTGTCGGTAAAAATATCTTAGGTGCTAATGTTGATGATAATGCTAAAGTAGAAATCTCTGTATCAGATGGGGTAGTCGAGGATGATGCTAAAGAACGTGAGCAAGATAGACAGGATGTGCATGATGGTATTATGTCTAAAGCTGAGTATAGAGCAAAGTGGTATGGAGAAACATTAGATGAAGCTCAGAAGAAGATAGACTCAATCAATAATGGGGTATCTAATTTTAATATTTCTAACTAATTTAATATTATTCTTGAGATTAAATATAATAAATACAAAAGCAAAGTGAGGTTGATGTGTATGTTAATTGATATAAAGAATAATGTAGTTTTGAAAGATAGATTATTAGACACAAAGAAAGCACTATCCTTCGTTGAGGATAAAAGTAAAGTAAGACGTATAATTAAAAAGAGTGAGAAAATTTTAAATTAGTCAATATAAAAGTAAAACACACTCTTGACTTTATATATTTTGTATGTTATACTTATTAAAGAACAAAGTTAGTACCATACTTTTTCCCCTTTATGTATTTATAAAACCCATCAGTTTGGTGGGTTTCAATAAGTACATAAATACTTAAATTAGCTGACGAGCGTAAAACGGATGGAGGTATCATTATGAATAATATTGGAAATCAGGTAACAAATGTAAATGGTCAAGTAGTAGCACAGCAACAGCAGGTTCAGGCTCAAGTAGTCAATACAGTTCCTGTTCAGCAGCCAGTAGTAAATGTTCAACCAGCTCAAAACACCCAAGCGATGTTTACTCAGGAGCAATTGAATAGTATTATTTCTGGTAGAATTAACCCTTTAAATCAGAAGATTCAAGAGTTAAATGCTCAACTTGCTCAGGCTCAGCAGTTATCTCAATCCTATCTTAACGAGTTAACTTGTTTTAAGAACAGAGAGTCAGCAGTAAAAGCTGGAGTTCCAGCTCAATTTGTTGATTTCGCTGTATTTGAGGCTAGTAAACTTGCAGTTAATGGTAAATCGTTTGAAGATGCAATGAAGGAGTATGTTGCTTCAAATGGTTCGTTATTTGGGGTATCTCAGATGAACAATCAAGTTCAGCAGACTGCATCTCCAGCAGTTCAGCAAACTACACAGGGTGTTGCTAGCCCTGCACAGAATGTTCAGACACAGCAGGTATCTACTGTAAATGATCAGGTAGCAGGTCAAGCTACTAATCAGAATGCAGTAAATAATCAGGTAGCAAATACTAATGTTGCTAACAATGGTATTGTTCAGCAAACAGATGGGGTATCTTTACCTCAGACTAATGTACAGTATGGTGCTACAAGTGTACAGACAGCAGGAAATCCTGCTAATGTAAATAGTGTTGATAGTGAAGTAGATGCTTTCTTGAAGTCAAGAGGCTTACGAAAATAAGGAGGTAATTTATTATGGCTTTAGTTATTGGTGGTAACGCTACAGTTGCAACAGGAATGAGCCCTATTGTAGAGGCAGGTCTTTATGCTGATGCTATTTTTATTGATGGGGTAACTTTTACTTCTCAGTATAATATCGGTTCGGCAGGTCAGATTCAGGTAGAAAAGTACGCAGGGGGTAGAGGTGTTAAACCAGGTCAGGCTGGTGGTGATTTTACAGATAGAGATTATACTAATACTGTTGTTGATATTAATGTTAATAACAGTTTTAAGGATTCTGTAAAAGTTCCAGCTTATTTTGAGGCTACAATGCCTACTTCTGTTCTTATGAACAAAACATTGGAAGTAACTCAGAAGACTGGCACTGGTCGTCAGGAGTCTGCTTTAGCAGCATTAGTTGCTCAGGGAACTGCGTCAGCAGATACTGATGAATTAACAGTAGACAATATCAAGTCTAAGGTTATTACAGCACGTAGTGATTTAAGAAAGAAACACGCAAAACCTAATGCAGTTATTGCATCTGTTGATACTTATGCTTTAATGCTTGAAGCAGCTGGTAAAGACTTTACTCCTATGTATAATGATGATGTTATTCGTCAGGGTAAGGTTGGTCTTTGGTTAGGTATGCTTTGGGTTGAGGCTGATTTACTTGATGGTTCAACATTAGATTATCAGTATCTAAATGATTCTGGGGTAGCAACTACTGTTGATACTTCTAATGTAGATTTTATCATGTATGACTTTATGGCTTTCTCTATAATCGACAGACTTGATGGCTTAAGAGTTAAAGAGTCAGAACAGTTCTTCGGTTCTAAAGTTCAGGAAGAGATTGTTTCTGGATTTAAGGTTACAAATGCTGATTGCGTTTCTGTAAAGACGTCTTTGCATGCGTAGTATGATAGCCTACTTAATGTAAAGTTAGGCAGGCTATTTTTCTTAAGTTAATTATTCAACTGCCTAGTTTTCTTTGGTATTTGAATAATTGTGTTGTTTTTAGAGGAGGTGTCCGATTTGGTTACAATAACTTATGATTTCTATAAAGATGATTATCGGGGTAGTAACACTGAGGATGTCTTTAATCAAGAGTTAAGAAAAGCTACAAAGTTGGTTAGTAATAGAACCAATGGAAAAATTGATAGTGTTTCAGATGATGATACTAATATCGATTTGGTAAGTGATATTAAGTGTTGTGTTTGTAATGTTATTGATAAGTGTTTTACTTATGAATCAAGTGATGGTAAGGTAGTATCTTCTCAGAGTTCTGGTAAATTATCAGAGTCTTATGTAATAGATAGTTCAAAGAGGTCATTTGAAAGTGATATTGCAGATGTAGTTAAGTTATGGTTATCGAGGTATGGCTACACAAACTTTGCATGGATTTGAGGTGATTGCATTGGTATTTAGTGATACAATTTCTATTTTTGATAGTGTTGAAACAAATGAAGATGTAAAGATACTTCAGTACATTATAAAAGGTGTATACCTCGAAAGGTCTTTTGGTAGTTCTATTGTTATTGACGGAGAGCGTAAGAATTATAATGCTACTTTATTTATACCGAGTAGTTTCAAATCAGATGATTCTTATGTAAAACCAAAAGAATGGGGTAGGATGAGTCTTGATGATAAGTTACATAACTTTACATTAAGACAAAATCAAATTATTGTACCCATGGATAATTTTAGAAGTTACAATACACTTGATGAAATTTTGAATTATGAAGATGATGCATTCAGAGTAATTGGGGTAGATTATCTTGATAAAGTTTTACCTCATTTTGAGGTTATGTGTAAGTAGGTGATTATATGGTTATTAAAAGTATATATCAGCTTAGAGGTGCATTATCTGTAGTTGCTACAAAGTCAACCTCACCACGTATAGATAAGGCTCGTAAGTCTTTATGTCAAGAGATTATAGATGATACTGAAAGTTTTGTTCCGTATGATACTGGGCATCTATCTTCAAGTGCTACAATACTTAATGATGGTAAATATATAGCATATACTGCTGATTATGCTGAGTATGTAAATGATATGCCAGAGTCAAATAATTTTGATAGGTCTGTACATACAAATGCAACATCAAATTGGTTTGAAGCAAGTTTAGCTTTGAATAGAGATAAATGGTTGGAGAACTTCAAGACAAGGGTAGGTGGTAAGTGATGGCAACTATCGTAAGTGAGACTCAGAAACAGGTTAATATTCCAGTTTCCGAGCAAATGTTACTTGTGAATTATATAATTGAATTGATAAAAAAGTCAGGTTTGTTTGAAAATCTTGATGTAAAATTAAACTTTTTAAGTTCTGAAGAAGATTGTATATGTATTAGACTTTTTGATGATGCTACAAAGACACATCAGTATGTAGATGGTAGTTATGAGGCTCAGATTAGATTTTCTGTAATATACAGACGTCTTAGTGTTAATGGGGTATCTGAAAGAATCAATTCGATAGATTTAATCAATCAATTAGGTTCTTTATTTGATACTACTGAAGAATTTGAGATTGATGATGATACCATTTACATTAATAGTATTAGTCAACAAACAAATGCAGGATTGTTATATAGAGATGATAGTGGTATTGAAGATAATGGTGCAAACTTTATCTTAAAATACGATAAAAATTAAGGAGGTTTTTTATTATGGCTAAGGTTAAATCAAGTCTTATGGCAGTTTATCTTGGAGTTACAGCAGAAGCTGAGAGTTACGGTAGAGTTGGTGCTAATTGTGAGTCTTTAACAGTTAACTTAAACCCTACTGAAACTGACTATGCAGATGTTACTATGGATGTAACTCAGACAGATTTGGAGTCTTATAAAGTAACTGTAGAGGGTTCTGGTAAGTATGATAAAGGTGACCCAATTTACGAGTTATTTTATAAGTTGTACAGAAATCAGACAGTTTTGGATGATGCTAAATTCCCTCTACTTATTGTTCATAGATTCGATGAGAATAAGGCTGATTTGTATGAAAATACTACAGTAGTTCTTAACTCTATTAATCTTACTGGTGCAGAGTCATTAGAGGTAGATTTCAAGTTATCTACAAATGCTTCTCCAAAGGCAGGGGTAGCTACCGTAACTGCGTCTGACAACTATAAAACTGCTACATTTACTGAGGGAAATTCAGGGTCTGAATAATTTGCAATAATAAATGATAATGGGGTATGTAGTATTTATATACCCCATTGTAATATATATATTATAGGAGGTATTGATATGTTAAATAGAGAACAGCGTAGAGCACAGTTAAAACAGTTAGGTAAGAAGTTTAATGGTCTTGATATAACTAAAGGAACTCTTGATATTCCTATTACAGGTAGTGAGAATAAGATCACATTGGACTTAATGAATTTTGATACTATTTACTATCTTATGGAGTTATCTGAAAAGTTCTCAGATATTCAGGGAACATATTCAGAGGATTTTGATAGTATTGATAAAATTGAAGATAATGTAAAGAAATCTATGGCTTTAGTAAGACTTTATAAGAAAGTTATTGATGACTTTGCTTTTTATATTGACAAGGTGTTTGGCGAGGGTGCTACATTGAAAATTTTTGGTAATGAGGCACCGATGCCACAGGTTATTGGAGAGTTCATTGAAGATTTAGCACCTGTGTTACAGGCAGTATCTACTATGGTAACTAGTGATGCTAATAATACTTCAGTTCAGTCTGTATTATCTTCCTCAATAAATACTAAATATTCAGGAGATAGATTAGGTAATGTATAATATGTTATTGGACAGATACCCTACTGAATACATGGGGTATCTGTTACGAACAGATTATAGAGTAGGTATTCAAATAACATTAGTTTTGGAAGATTTAGACTTGGAAGATGATGAACGTATGTTAAAGGCTCTTGAATTACTGTATGGTTATGGTATTCCAGACAATATAAACTTAGCCTTAAATGGTTTGAAATGGTTTATGAGTTGTGGTAAAAGATGTAATGGAGATGATATCGAATATATCGATTCAAGTGATGTTGATGAAGAGATAGATGAAAGTGTATTAGACAATGGTAAAATTGCTTATGATTTTGATGTTGATAGTGATTTAATATATGCCTCAATGTTTACTCAATATGGGGTAGAAATTGATAAGGAAAAAATTCATTGGTTCAAATTTATAGCAATGTTTAGAGCATTGAAGGATACTGAACTAAATGATTTGATGTATTATAGAACTGTTGATGTATCAAAGTTACCTAAACAGCAAAGAGCAGATATGCGTAAGTTGCAAGAAAAGTATCGAATTCGTAAAGTTACTGCTCAACGTAAGGCTGAGTTAGAGGCTTGCTTTGGTAGTGATTGGAAAAAACATATTTAGGTGATGTTTATGATTGTTCAGATTGATAAAAATGTTTATGAAATGCCAGTTGGGGTATTCAATAAAATAATAGAATTAGCACTTGAAAGCAATTCTTCAAGATATTTTATATATTGTTTAGTCCAGAAGGGTATTCACATATTAACTAATGATTTTTTCGATGATAAAGAGTCATTTGTAAAATTACTTAAAAGTTATGTTGAAAAAGGGTTCGATGTATATTTCGTAGAAGAAGGTGTTAAATATGTCGAACAATCAAGCTAATCGTGTAATTTGCCCTTATTGTGGTTATAGATTACCAATTTCATACAGTTCAAATTCCAATTGTAAAGAAATTTCTGTTATTTGTAAGGGTAGAAATTGTAAACGTAGTTTTAATCTTATTATAAAAGATGGTGTTCAAAAGAATCTAGTTCCTGATAGTGAGACTATATCAGCTTTCAAGCAGGTTTTTGGTGATGAGTATAAAAGTCATATCCTCAATGTATTTGGGGTATCAATTTAGTATATGTTCAAGTAGAGCCATTATGTGCCGATGAACTTCAATTATTATTTGGAGGTGGTGCATAATGGCTGGATCTATTATTATACCTGTTCAGGTAAACCCACAAGTAAACCAACAGCAATTAAATAATGTGAGTAGTAAAATAACAAGTGCGGTAAATAAAATAAAAGGCTTTAGTGCTAAAGACTTTTTTGCACCTATAACAAAAAGTGCCAAGACTTTATCAAAAGGTTTAGTTAATGTGCAAAAGGGTGTTAATAGTTTATCAAGTTCTTTTTCTAATTTAAAAAGAATAGCTATGAGTGCTTTAAGTCTAACTGCACTTGTTAAATTAAGTAAAGAGATGTTACAGTTATCTTCTAACCTTATTGAAGTTCAAAACGTAGTAGATACTGTATTTGGTGAGATGGCTAATAGTATAAATGAATTTGCTAGTTCAGCATTGAAATCTTTTGGTCTTACTGAGTTACAAGCAAAACAGTATTCATCTACAATAGGTGCTATAGTCAAGGCTAGTGGGGTAGGAGCAGATGCAACACTTGAGATGTCTGAAGGTATAACTAAATTAACTGGTGATGTTGCATCTTTCTATAACTTAGACCATGATGTTGCATTTGAGAAATTAAGAAGTGGTATTACTGGTGAAACAGAGCCGTTAAAGTCATTAGGTGTTGTAATGACAAATACAAATCTTGAGGCTTATAGATTAGCACAAGGTATCACAACTTCTTATAGTGCAATGAGCCAGGCTGAAAAAACTGCATTGAGGTATAACTTTATATTAGATACATTATCAGATTCTCAGGGTGATTTTGCTAAAACACAGGGTTCTTGGTCTAATCAAGTTCGTATATTAGTTGGTCAGGTTCAACAGTTAGGTGCTATTCTTGGTGGTTTTTTACAAAAGATTTTGTATCCTATACTAACAGTTATAAACCAGATTTTAAGTTTAGCTATATCAGGTGCTTCTGCTTTGGCTAAAATGTTTGGTTTCGATATGGGGAGTATTCAAGTATCGCAAGGTGTTGGGGGTAGTGGTGCTTCAGTAGGAGATACTGGTTCTGATGCTATGAAAGATTTAGCAGATAGCACTGATGGTGCAACATCAGCTCAAAAGAAATTAAATAAGGAACAGAAGAAGAGCCTTGCAAATATACATGATTTAAATGTATTACAGTCCAATACATCAGGTTCATCAGGAGCATCTGGAGCTTCAGGTGCAGGTGGGGTATCTGGTGGAGGAATAGGTTTTGATTTGTCAAAGTATAAGGATATAACTGAAGGCGAAAATCCTATAAATACTTTATTTAAAAACTTACAAGATGCTGTTAAGAATAACGATTGGAGAGGTGTAGGTTCTTTATTAGCAGCTGAGATAAATGAAGTAATGTCAAAGATAAACCTTGAACAGTATATACCAGCAGTTGAAAAGGGTGCATTCGCATTAGCTGAGATTTTAAATGGTCTTACACAGAATGTACACTTTGAAGAAATTGGTCGTATTATGGGTGAGGGTATGAACCTAATAATGGCAGGTGTAAATACTTTCTTCGATACTTATGATTTTGTATCTTTAGGTATGCAATTAGCTAGAGGTATGAATAGTCTTATAGATACTGTTGATTTTACTGCATTAGGTAAGTTTTTAACAAATGAATTTAATGCATTATTTCAAACAATAGCAGGGTTTGTTTTAACATTTGATTGGACTAATCTTGGATTTAAGTTTGCTGAGGGTATTAATAGTATATTTGATAATATAGACTTCGCTTCATTTTCTATAAGTATTTACGCAGGAATAAATGGGATAGTCGAAACTATAGGAACTACAATACTTAATATTAATTGGGCTGATATTGGTTCTAAGTTTGCTAAGAGTTTTTCAACAATTTTTAGTAATATTGATTATGGTGCTATACTTGTTACAATAATAAAGGGTATTGAGGGTATACTATTATCAATAACGACATTTTTGGCTGAGACTGATTGGAATAGTATTGGTTCTCAAATTTCTACTGGTTTTAATCAGGCTTTAATGGCTCTAGGTGATGTAGATTGGGCGACATTAGCATCAAATTTATCAACTGGTATAGTTAATCTAGTGTCTGCTTTATCAGATATGATAAAGAATATAGATTGGTTACAATTAGGTGCTGATTTATATAATGGAATTAAAGATATATTTTTAAATATCGATTGGGGAGGTTTAGTATTATCTATTGGTGAATTATTATTCAATGCAATAGGTGCTTTATCATCATTGATATTACCTTTGATAGTAGGGTTAGTTTCCGACATTATAGGAGTTCTTTGGGGTATTTCAGAGTATATAGCTGAAAACACAAAAGGAATTGTAGCTCTAGTTAGTGAGTTTCTAGGAAATATTATTGGATTAATTATTGTTAAGATTGCAGAAATAGCTTTAAGTATTTCTACTTGGTTTACAACATTAATAGGTAATATAGGAACTTGGCTTGGAAATGTACTAACAAAAATATCTACTTGGTTTACATCATTACCATCAAATATAAGTGGTTGGTTAAGTTCTGTATTCACTTCAATATCTACTTGGTTTACAAGTTTAGTAACTAATGTAGGGACTTGGTTAGGTAACGTGTTTAATAAATTATCAACTTGGTTTGCAGGGTTACCAACAAATATAACAACTTGGTTAGGTTCTGTATTCACTTCAATATCTACTTGGTCAAATGGTTTATGGACTAAGTTTACTGGTTTCTTAGGTAAAATTACAGGGTATATTTCAGGGACATTTAAGACAGCTTGGACTAATGCTTGGGAAGGTATAAAAAGTGTATTTAGTGGTTTATTTGAATCAATAAGTGGTGTATTTAAAGGAGTTATAAATACTGTTGTTGGTGCAATTAATACTGTTATAAATGCAATAAACAAAGTGAGTTGGGATGTTCCAGAGTGGGTTCCAGGTATTGGTGGTTCAAAATTTGGTTTCAATATACCAAACGTACCTAAGTTAGCAAATGGTGCTGTAATACCACCTAATCAAGAGTTCTTAGCTATTCTTGGTGACCAAAAACGTGGTGTAAATATTGAGACTCCTCTTGAAACTATGTTACAAGCATTTAGAGGTGCATTGGAAGAATTTGAAGTAAGTGGAACTGGTGATATTATAATACCAATCTATATAAACAATGAGTTAACTTCTGAAGAGGTAATACGTAAACAGGAAATAGCAAGATACAGAAGTAATGGAAAATAATAAATAATATTGACTTACTGTAGGAGTTGTGTTATAATAACTACTACAGTAAGTATTTGGAGGTGTTATTATGGCATTACTAACAGTTGATGGGGTAGCTTTAAAAGACCCATCTGAATACGATATAACATATAAAGATTTGGATTCAGATAATAGCTATACAAGTGAAACTGGTATATTAAATCGTGATATGATTAGGTCAAATCAACGTACGTTATCTGTTGGATGGGATAGATTAACTGCTGAGGAATTAAAGACAATATTACAGGCAGTTAGTGGAAAATCAGAGTTCCGATTAACTTATTTTGATTTTTATTTTATGGATTATAAAACTGGTAGATTTTATGCTAATGATAGAAAAGGAACTGGTAAGAAAGTAAGAAAAGTTAAAGGTCTTTTTTCTGTTTCCTTTAACATAACTGAATTTTAAGATTGGTGGTGTTTTTATGATTGAAATATCTGATGCTTTAAACGAGTATTTAACATCAACAACTAGACTTGAGGGACAGTATCTGAGAGCAGTTATAACAACTAAAACTGGGGTAGTGTATAATATATCAGATGAAGATTTAAGTAGTGGTAGTGTAAAGTTAAATAGAAAATCTGTAAGTGGTAGTTCATTCGATTTAGGTGAGTGTTACATTAACGATATAACTATAACTTTAATTGATAAAGATGGAAAGTATTCTGAAAGTTTAGATAATGCTGATTTAGATGTATATTTTGGGGTAGTGAATGATTCTTTAGGTTTAAATGAAGAGATTCAGGTTGGTAAGTTTATTATACCAGTCGATACTACAGTTAGAAAAATAGCATCAATACAAATTAGTGGTGATTCAATACTTTATAAGTTTGATTTATCTACAAATTCGGTATCGACATCTGGTAATTTATATGCATTAGTTGTTTGGTGCTGTACTATGTGTGGGGTAGAGTTTGCACTAACTGAGGATGAGTTTAATAGTCTTTCTTTAAATACTGAATATACTTATTATATAACATCAGAGTCATCAATAGCAACATATCGTGATGTAATTATGTATATTAGTCAGATTATTGGTGGTTTTGCTACAGATACAAATGATGGTAAACTTACATTTAAAACTTATAAGTCATCAAATGAAACATTTAACATCAATAATGATACTATTGCATCTAGTAAATTAGGCGACTCATCTTATTATCTTGATGGTATAAGTTTAGAGTTTGGAGATAAGATTATTTATGTAAACAGAGATTCATCTTCAGATTATTTATTAGAATTAGAGAGTAATCCTTTATTAGATAGTTTAACTGAAGATGTGGTAACAATACTACTTAGTAATATTTGGAATCAGTTAAAGGATATACAGTTCAGAAGTTTCACATTTGAGTATAATGGTAACCCTGCATTAGAGTGTGGGGATTTATTATATAATGGTGTTAGAGGAATAACAAGTTTCATAACAAGTTTTACTTGGGTATATCATGGTAAAAGTTCAGTGTCAGGTGCTTTCTTAGACAAACGTACCAATACTCAATCACAGAGTGTAAAGAGAGCTTCGACATCTGGTGGTAGTGGTAGTGGTAGTACATCTAATGAGTTAAATATATTGCGTTATATAAATACTGAAGATTATTTATTATCTAGTTTAGAAACAAAAGTAGTTCAGATGTATTTTACTTTACCAGCTAATGTTTCACCATTATTTACATTTGCAATGATATGTAATAATAATTTAACTGGTTTAGTATCATTAAGGATTGTTTATGATAATGTTAAGGCATTATTAAAACCAAAGTTCCAAAACTCTTTGGGGTATCATACTCTCTCTTTCAGTAAGTCTTTTGATGCTACAGATTCAGCAATGTCACATTCATTAGCTGTATATGCTACTTTCATAGAGGATGAAAATCAAGAGATAACTTCTGATAATCCTTGTTCTGTTCTTGCTTATGATTTAGAAGCAAATATTATGGGTTGGAAAGCAGATAATGGTGAACCAGGTTGGACAGGAAGATATGAGATTAGTGATTCTGTTGGTATTGTAACAATTGAAAGTGGTAATATTGTTGTAAATCCTTTCACAGCTATAGGTAGTTTATAATAGTATTGGAGGTGTTTCATATGGCTTTAAAAGGTAGTGCAAAAATACAGTTATTTAATGCTAAAACTGGAGAGTTGGAAAAAACTGTAGAGAGTAATAACCTTATAACAAATGCAATAACAAATATATTCAATGGTGCTTTAACTGCCTTAGCTATTTGTGATAATAATGGTAATGGTGAACATGAGGAATTGAATGTTTTGTTTGACTTTCCATCTGGGTATAGCTTAGCTAAATCCTTGATGGGAGGTTTACTTGTATTCTCTGATAGTATAGAAGAGAGTGCTGACCATATAATTCCATCTGTTTCAGAGATGAAATCATTTATTGGATGTGCAAATCAAGGTAGTAGCATAGATGGGGGTATCTTCAAAGGCTCTATAAATGAGTCTGAGAGTAGTGTTGATGATAACTCTATAACTTTTGTATGGGATTTTACCGAAGAGCAGTGCAATGGAAATATAGGTTGTTTATGTTTAACATCTGATAAAGGTGGTCATTTAGGTTTTAAGTTTAATGTATTAGATTCGTCTAACTATGGTAGTGTATTATCATATTTATGGAGTAATATGTGGGATATAACTAAAGCATTAGACGTCAGTTCAAGTTATATTCATAACCCTATGTTTAAAAGTTCATTCACAGATTCAAATCCTCATGGTTTCTTTATAGATGATAATGAGTATAAGTATGTGTATAGAGATATGATATACGTGTCTAATATAGAAAAATTATTAAATAAGAAAAAAGTAGGTTTTGAATTAACTGATAATTTTGCTTTAGGTAATAAATCTTACGATAGTAGTTATTCTATATCAGATTACTCTTATGATATATTTACTTGTACAGATGACGATAAGGTATATGAAATAGATAGAAACCAGCAGGGTATTACAAAAAAGGATGAAAATTTATTGTATGAATACAAGAACTACAATAGTTTTGATTATTATGTCAGTGGTAGAAATGGAGTAGAGAAACGTACAACGAATTATGTAATTGGTTTAGACTTCTGGTTAATTGGGGTAAATACATCAGATGTAAGATTTGATGCTACAGATTTA